CAGCATCAGCAGTAATACCTCCGCCTTGCTGTTGTCCTTCGCTTTGTTGTTGTGCATTTGCATTAGGAGGCCCGCCGGCACCACCACCAGCACCAGTCGAGTCGCCACGTTGCAAATTAGCTTGTACCTCTTGCCACAAAGCATCCCAATCCTCTTGGCGAATATTAATATCTGTGAAAGCCTTAGACAGAACTTTCAACATAATCATCAACGTTGCGCCGGGCGCAGCAGACGCAAACTGTCCAACTGCTTGAGTGATTTCCAAAGCCTCTTTCTTCTTGAACACGCTTGTAGGCTTCTCCATGCTCCCTGGCGTGATTTCAAGCGTATACGTCGCACGGAATGTGTCCAAGTCCATCTGTTGCCAATGTGCAGCAAGCTTCTTGCCTATAAATCCTTCGACCACATCGTTGTCCCAATTCTGCACGGCAATTTCTGCAACAGAACGACATAATTGAGTCATACAGTCTTCAACACAGTCAACCTTAGCACCAACACTTAGCATCATCGACTGTTGATAAGTATTAACAGCTTCGACGTTTGTATTGGTTTTGAACTGCACGCCACGCAACGCATCGGACGTATTTGTTTGTCGGTTAATGCCTTCGTACAACGCAGTCTTATCAAACAATTCCTTATATTTCTCGGCAGGCGGCGCAAACGCTTCAAAACAATCACCAATCTTCATTTCACCAGCGTTTACCGATATGGCGTGTTGCACACCCGCAGTCTCACCACGCAACGCGTTGATAAATTTCTCTGCCGTGTCTTTATCAATCTTATCTTTGTTGTAGAAAAAATAATCAAACACCGAGCGCCGTATCCGTGTAGCTTGTCTGTTAATATCGTTGATGTGATCTTGCTGGTCTAATACAAACGCCACATCGCCAACGTTAAGCATTCCACCTGTGCTAAACGAGAACATGATAAAGAAATACGGAAAGAACCGCGTGGTATTCAACGGATCGTCCCAAACCCACAACGGCCACGTCCAATCGTCACGATGGAATAGATAAACGCGACGGAATATCTTGTCCCATACCATATAGCATTCGCTGTAGTATTGGCCGATATAGGCACGGCGTTCATCTGTTGTATAAGATGTAACAGGTGTGCTACTACCTGACTCGCCTTCTGATGACAAAGCAGACAACACAAGGTTCATCCCACCGTCTTGTGCTTGTCCTTCAGCACTCACAGCTTTATGTGTGGGCTTGTAAACCAGCACACGCGAGTCTTCTTGCTCGCCTTTGCCTTTCTGAGTATATCGAGCATTTAATTCGTTTGTCTCAATGAATACACGCTCAGCCATCCAGTCAGCATCATTACCATCTGGCTGTTCTGCATATGGATCGACAATTAGATTGTGTGGAAGCGTATTACCCATTACAAAACCTGAAGGCTTGCGTACCTCCATATTCTGTTCCAGTGCCTGCATTTCGCCATAGATGCGATTTGCGTCTTCCTGTTTCTTGGCTTTGGCTAATTCTTCATTCTTCTTCTGCAACTCAGCAAGCACAAACTCGCGTGAGTCGTCTTTCTTCGTAAAGTCGATCTTCAGAATACCAAAATTGGTAAGCAGTGCAAGGCCCGTACCACGCTTTGCCTTGCTCTTGGCGTTCAACTGATCCTCACGACGAAGCAACTGGTTAAGTAATGCTTGAAGCGCCTGACAAAACGGCTCGTCATCACCATCTACTGTCGTACAGCTAATGTCTGGATTTTTGCTGTAAACCGCAGGCAACGTGATATTGATATTGCTATGAATAACGTTCTCAGTACCATCACCACGCTTAAACAGACCGCGTTCAGTCTGCATTTCCATACGCTGATGGAAATTATAATACTTAAAACACTCTTCCCATGTTTCATAGATGATAGCGTATGCATTAATGGCTGCCTGAATACGCTTCTCCCACATAGGCCCAACAGCTTTACCAACAGGCAGCTTTGAGCCTTCGTATATCTGATACAACGGCTGATCCTGTTCCTTCTTTTTTCGAGAAGGACGATCATTGTCTTCAGGAATTAACTCTTCCTGATTAAACGTCGGGTCTTGGTATGTTACATCTGACATTGTGTGACTCACACAGAACCTGTTACGTAAACATTCACTTTAGGCGTAGTCATGAACCTTGGAATGATAAAGTCCAACCCATTACAAAAGTATCGTACCCTAGTATAAATGTCATAGCGTCCCGAACGTAACTCAATCGGTATAGGAATGCGGAACGTATTAACTCTAGGAAATACTGGATCATCAGCTAGAAACTCCTGAGTAACAAATTGCACCAGATACTCACGCCCATCATCTTCTCTTTCCATAATCCGGCGAGACTCAATCCTACAAGAACGATGACGATACACATGTGCTGTAAACTCCATTACATCACCGGCTGTGTATTCTGTCTTGTCCACCATAGGGTCGCGCATTTCCGTAGTCGGCAGAAACGTATTAGCAAACCACCAATACAAAACCAAAGCAATGCAGCACACATTAGCAGCCATCACAACATTAATTAGCACAGACGTAGCTGGATGTTTGTAACGCTTCATCTTCCAATCTTCCCCGACTGGAACAGCAACGCCAATACCCCTGCGACGAGCGCCGTCGTGACCACAGAGAATATCAACCACATGACTCGCTGTATTGGAGCCACTTTCGCCTCGAAGACTTCCTTCGTCACGCACTTATCTATCCTTTTGCCGAGCGCGTCAACTTCGCGCATCATGAAAACACGCCAAGTATTAGTATCCTGTGGCGGATAAAAGAGGCCGTCTTGTTTGTCGTCGCCACTATCATCTACCATGGCCGCCACGGCTCACTTTTCTTCTCTACAGTCTTTTTCTTCTCCGCCGCTATTCGCTGCATTTCCTCAGCACGCATATGCTTGAACACAAACGTGCCGAATGCAAGCGCAGCTACAACTAAAGTAAAAATCCACCCACCGATAACTCTAAGCCATGTAAACGGCAGAAAGAAACAGATCACGAAGACACAAAGGATTATAATGCCTCCAATCGCGTACCATTCAGCAATAAACATAAACTCCATTACAGGATGCCATATCGCGTACAGCTTTCCTGTAACAAAGTCCCATGCTTCTTGCAGAATAGAGCCAATCATGTCTTGGTCCCCTGCACAGTGTATGCTGTACGAAAGCGTCCAACCATGAAAATGGCTGAAGCGAACAACAACACCACACCAACAATAACCGGATGATCTACAAGCACTGCTTGAATTTGCGCCTGTGTATTAGGATCACCAATCCACTCCGCTACTTGCTGAGCGAACAACCAAGATGCAGCAGCCAAGCTACAAATCCATCCCCAAACCATTGTGAATGACCAACGGACAAACGAAGCAAGTCTGTCAGTTGCATTTTGGTAACGCGGCGGTAGAGGCTGTACAGCACCCCATCTGACCAACAACGGCCTGAATACGTAAACGTAAAGCAGGACGAGAGTGACTAGAAACAGAAAAACTGAGAACCAGAGAAGCATCGCACTTACTCCTGTGTGAGTCACACTGGCTTAGGCTGGCTGTGTGTTAACTGTTCGACGTAACCTGTTTATCATTTTGTAGGCCATGACTGCGACAATTACTGTCACAACAACAATGCCAGCAATCACGATCCAATTGTATCCAGCATCGTGTGCGCCTTTTGCAGCGCCAGCGCCACCAGCTACAACTGTGCCAGCACCTACACTCTCTGCTGTCTTAGGTTTGTTAAGACCACGTTCAAACAAAGCTGCCTCTCTGTCACGACGAGTAAGTAGCCCGTCCAGTCCATGACCAACCCAAAGCCTCTTCATGCTTCTGATCTGTGCAGGAATAGCTGCAAAGTTCTCAGAGATCATGAACTGCCTAATGGCAACCATTTCTCGCAGTCTGTCATTTGTCGGATCACCATTGAATGACGCACCACGATTATAAGCAAGAGACAACAAAGCGCCCTTGCAGTCTTTATTCAGTTTCTCCCAATTCGGCAGAACCTTCTTGCATGTATTGTACCAGCGAGGAATGTCTACCTTCTCGAATACATGCATCGCGTCATCCCATTTGACTACAATGCTCCTAATAGCTGGCGAGTTTATTAGCATAACCTGCGCACGTTGCCCTGTCACACCAATAGCTGTTTGCAGATAAGACAATTCATTAGCTTTTAATACACTCCCCCAATCAGAATACAACTGAGACTTGTTTGCTACGCCAGCACCCACATCGTAACCAATACCAATAGTAATGCCTGATTGTCCACCAGGCCACTCAGGATGCTCATAACGTGCTTCGTATTCAGCTTTACTGCCAACCTCCGCATTTACAATCAAGTCAATAGCTTCTTGGGCAATCAGTTTGCCTTGGTCAGCATCAACAAGAACAGGCTTCGTGACAACCTCACGTCCATCGAATAAGGCTGTACTGAACCTAAATGCTGTGCTGTCAACATACCGAGGATCATGCTTCACAAGTGACATGAACTGCTTATGCTTGTCACGAGAGCGAACGACAAGACAACCCGCGCTAGACGTACCCAAATCCTTCTTAGAAAGATCGTATCCCCAATGCATATTAATGCCAACAGTGTCAAAGTATTCCTTGTCACCTGCACGATTAAAGTCTTTGTTCAAATCACGCGTGAAATGAATAGGCCCGATTTGCACAAGCGCCTCATGAGCATTTGGTGATCCTGCATGGTGCTGTCCAACAATCCACGCACCTTTATGATACCCAAACGAAACACGAGCGGCACCTCTGGCATCCATTGGATGTTCTGTCCAGTATCGTCCTGGCTCAGTTGTGCCTTCTGCCTTAAACGCAATGAACGGCTTGCGCTCATTATCAAAACACAACACAACACGCAGATCGTTAAACTCATTTGGCGTATTGGCGTTAAGCGTCCAGTCCTCATTCATCCCCTCGATATTGACAATGTTTACCTCGCCAATCCCCATATCGAGCGGGTAGCCTTTACGGCGATAAGCCTCAACGATGCATTTCGCTGCTTCTTGATCGTTCATTGAATTGCTCCGTGTGACTCACACAGTAAAGGCTACCTGATATTTGCTTAGGGTTGGTTGGTCTCAGGCGTATTCGGACCAGGTTCTTCGTCCTTCGGCGCAGTTTCCTCCGGCGTGTTCGCAAGAATGTCCGCAACAATCCGCTGCCGATTATTCCGTAGCTCGTTGATAAGCCCGTTCAACACACTTGGGTCTTCGTTCTGTTGTGCGTTCTTGAGACGGTCACCAAACTTAAGCAAGAACGTATCAAGACTGTCTACGGTCGTAGTCAGTTCACGCACCTCGTCTCGCAGGTCACTAATTGACGCCATTAGTCTAGCCTCCATTTCACGCAGTCGCATGTGAATTGCTACAACTGTGCTTTCAAGAAGACGCCAGCGCATTCTGCTAATCCACGGCATCTGATTTAACTCCTATGCTATCCTACTGTACCTGTCATTGTCAACCTCATGCCAGAACCGCCATTGTGGAGGCAGCGCATCCTTTGGCAATACAATCTTGCTTGCCTCTGGCAGATATGACAACAGATATTTAGTAGCATCCATTGCATGATCGTTGCGATCCATAGGCACATCAACCTGATCGCCATGCGGGTTTTTCTTCCAGAAATAGTTTAGTATCTCGTCAGTGTACCAAGTCATGTCATCACATACATAAAGCAATGGCGCATTCGACTCGCTTGTAACTGGATGCTCAACGTCAGGCCGCCCTGCCCAATATGTTGATACTTTAGCAACACCGGCACCTATGTCATTCTGTGCGGCGCGTAGAGACAGACCATCGCCACGCAACAACTCAGCTACAGACTTGCCTGTCTTGTATTTCTCAACAACACTCTTCCTGAATATCGCAGGATCGGCGAGAATAGAGTCAGTTACATTAAGCCACTCATACTTAGATCGTATCGTATCAATCATTTCTTTGTGCTTATCGTATGGAAACTCTGGTATATAAAATCCATCAAACATAAACACCCTGCCGCAATCGTCAACAACGGCCAGCAAATAACAAGTAGGAGATACGTTACCAAAATCATAAGCTTCCAAAACACGAAGCTTAACGTGTCTCTTAAGACATGACTGAATATGCTTAAGCACCTGACGACGCGTAATAACATTACGCTTCTCAGAAAACTGCGGATAAACCAATCCTTCATACGCAGACCACTGACCCAACAAGAACCGTTCACGCATCTGTCCATGGTATGCAGCTTCTAGTGTTTTAATATAGTCAGACGGCAAGTTCTCTGCGTTCGAGTATATGTCTGCTTCAATCAATTCCATAATTGGCAGGTTTGTCTCTTCATCAACAAGTAGCTGCTCAGAAAAAATCCCACGCTCTTTCCAATCGTGATAAGCTTTCACGACTTTAGAATACAACCATCCACGCGAAGGATTAGCGCCAAACATAAACCATCGCGGACCAATTCGCGGCATGGTTGGGTCTTCTTTCTCGCCTTTGCTAAGCTTAGGCTTGTATGGCGTCTCACCACGCAAACGACCTAGAAGATCGAGAAAATCCTTGTGCTCAAATTCAGGGTCTTCTAGCTGGTCAATGGCGATATAGTCGTATGTAGAAGACAGCAAGTTAGATGTTGTGCTGCCATCTTCACTTGTCTTGCCTCGCTGTGCAACATAACGGAAATGTACAACAGACTCATTATTCATAATCAGTGTGTTGTCGTCTTTGGTCGGACGACGCTTAATCCAACTGTCAGGACACCAACGCAGATAGTCTTTGCGAAAGGTATCATTAAGTTTCGGATATGTAGAGCGTCCAAGCAATCCTGTGCTACCAGGATAATCCCGTGCAATGCGAAGGCATTTAATAATCATTGCAGTCGATTTGCCATTCGCAAACGATCCAGCCATGCCCTGTACCTTCGCACGGGACTGTGAGAAATCCCACTGCGGAGAACCTTTTCTGAGATTATAGGGCTTCATCGGGTTTCTCTGTGTGAGTCACACGGCTACGAAAAATTACAAGTGAAGGTTCTGATATTCGGACCTATAACCGCGACATCGTGGCGTGTCTGTATAATCATAGTCACCTTTCCAGAAGCACCCGCATCCTTAAACGATGGCCTCGACTGAGGATTTGCAAACCAGTATCCTGTACTAGGAATATCCATTCTACTGTCGCTACCAACCTTACCTGTTGTGCTTCCAGGCTCCATTATTCTTATTCCGGTTTGCGTCATATCAACAACAGGACCAAAGTCAGATATGGTAGTGCCGTCAGCGCCATGGACAATAGCATTATTAAATTCACAAAAACGAAACGTACCTGTTCCTGCTTCTGTAACATTAAATATGATGCGTTCTATATACCCAAAAACGCGTCCGTTGACTGAGCTGCCTTGAACAGGGCTTACATATTCCTGTTCCCAATAAGACCCTAGTGGTTTATGTGGAGGCGCTTTCGCTAACGCATCTGCCCATTCACAACCAGTTACATCCTCATCAAATGTAACATCAGGACAAGGATGTACTCTAATCGTTATTGTGCCGCTGTTAGGAATATCAGGCCATGTACCTTCTTGATCTGTCGTAACAAGTGTGTTGCCATCACCATCACGCTCGACAGACAGAATGCTAAACGAGCCATCTGCAAAATTAAACCCACTCCATAGACACAAACCAGGGATAGCCCAAGGCTGCGGAAGATGATAAGTATTTGGTATAATAATAATGCCACCAGACATAGTAAAACCGGACTCTGTTAAATTTACTGCCGTACCTACGCCTTTAGTATGTATCTCGTTTATGATCGCTGGCCCGTTTACACTAGACTGCACCGTCAAGCTATAAGTTTTGCCATAACTATGCGCACCAATACCTAAGCTTTCAATCGTACCTCCCTCGATCAAAGCATTCTTAGGCAGACCTTCGATTTTGGTCGTAACTGTTGTGTCAACAAGATGCAACAGATTAGCAGCAGAACTTTGAAAGTTAAGTGTGTTAAACAAAGTGTTTTCGGCATACAACAACTCACACAGCTTATCAATCTCAACATCAGCGTCAGGCACCTCTGAGTCGTAATAATATGTATTCTTTGATTGTGATGGTGAAAACGCAGCAGTGCCGAGTAACAAACAATTTCTAAAAGTAACACTTACACATCGTGCATATGTCTGAGCTGCACCAGGATCAAACGTAAGGTTCTGAAACTCTTGAACACAATCAATAGCAGGATCAACCACAAACAAAGTTGCGGGACCACCGTGATCTGGTTGTCCGCCGCTTCCTGCATTATAAAGTGGATACGTTTCTAGGTATGTATCTCGTATTGATGCGGTCAATTCAATAAAAGGCCATGAGGCCAAAGACGAAACTTGAGGGTATTCGCAAAGATGCGTATTAGCAGGCGAGCCATCACCTTGCAGATCGAGACACGTAAGAGCAACAACGGGGTTATCAACCTCTTGAAGCTTTTCTAAATCATCTGTGTCAATAGCTTCAAGTGTGGTTGTTCCAGAATTAGCTGTTCTTATCCGAACGCTGTGCCCAATGCCGTCCTCACGTTGCCCAAACGCACCAATGACAAATCCTTGCGAACCCTTGCCAGTCAGAATAGTAGTATCACGATCCGCGCCAACATACAAACAATCCTTGATGCCGCGTGTAATCATTACCTCAGCACCAGCAGTCATGTAATATGTGCCGGCATCTATATCAAGTCGCGCTTGGCCTACATTGCCTAGGTTCTGCCAAGCAACTGCATCATCGCGAAATCCCTCAGAAACAAAGGCAGGCGAAGATGACACGACACCTGTAGGATCAGGAGTGTAATCAGTATTTAGATGCTTCGTGAACGTTGGCATGTGTGACTCACACAATCATTAGAAAGGAGTAAAGCCGGACGTTACAGTGTGGTTTGGTGCATTCTGACCTGCATTCATCGTTACCACATCCCCTATATCATTGACACTTGCAGCCACAGCAAAATCGCTTCCATTTATAGGAATGCCAGCAGAATAAACAGATACACCGTTTAGGAATATTTCAAGATGATTTGTAGCGGTAAGATCAAACTCAAATCCTATTACATCCCCTTCACTATACACACCAATTAGCGAACCCTGACTGCCGTTCCAATAAACATGTCCATCGTTCCAATAACCAAAACTGACATTAGGCGAACCACCGTTATTGCCTCCACCAATCCAGCCACCACCACCAACTTGGCCTGGCGTGTATGCAGTTCCAACAAGTCCTACAGCAGTGCCATTAACGTTAGAACACTGCCCAATAGTAAACTCGACCCAAACCTTATCTCCACTCGACGTTGCGTGAGTTACAAGCGTTTCCGCTCCATTAACACCGCCGCCACTACCGGCTGTGCATGTTGTAATTAGCTTAGTTGCATCTAGTGATTGTTGCGACAAAGTAGCATCATCAAAAACCGTGCCAGTAGGACCACCAAGAGCAACGGTTTTATTCTCAACGTTCGAGAAATCACCATCAACATGCCCAGGTCTATTAATTCTACACTTTACCCAATAATCTCCATCAGCTAACGGACCTATGACATAATCAAGTGTATCATTTGCGTCCGCTGTCGCATCAATTGTTGCCGTTGCAATTGTCGGTGAACTAAATCCAACGTCATCTGATATGTAAAAAACTAGATCATCCCCAAGAACCAAATCTCCTATCACAGTAAATTGCGGTGTATTGTCTCCACCACCTGTGTCCCATGTAAGTTCTGGTGCTCCAACAGCAGCAAGAAGATCAGCGACAACGTTAATGGTTAAAATTGTATCGCGCGGAGAGTTATTACCGTCAGAATGTGTTTCGCGAATGGTAATACTATGCGATGATGCTAAATCATGGTTTGTTGGTACAGAACCAGCAACTATGTTTGTGCCAGATATTTTGAACCTGCTTCCTGCTGAGTCAATAAGAGCGATAGTTGACCCACTTGACTTATTTTGTATTGAACCGACGATCGTATCCTCAGCAGCACCATCGTCAATATTACTTGCACTAAGTGTTAATGCAGATAACGTAACCTCCAACACATTCGTTACTGAAATAGTGAACACTCTAGTAATCGGCGTGTCTACACTGTTGTCGGCCTGAACAGTAACGTTGTGTGATGTTGCTGTCTCATAATCCAATGCAGCAGCTTTCTTCAACGCCGCTGTTGATATAGAAAATTTGCCACTGGCATCATCTAGCAATGTAAACACATACGAGCCACTGCCATTGGCTACAGCTAAATTACCAATCGTAGTGTTATTTGCTGCATTCTCTGCGATGCTAGATGCAGATAAAGTAATAATAGGCGAACGCGCACCACCACCACCAACACTCTTTGATGGCGAGCGTTTCGTCAACCGCCTAATTGTTCTTAGTGTTCTAGGCATGATTTACTAAGGTGTTACCTGCACCCATGTACTATTAGTCACACCCAAGGCTTCATACAAAACGCCATTGGTTGTGTCCAAAACACGCTCACCAGCATATTGCGGCGTGACCGAACCAAGAGGTGATCCAGCATTCGTTCGATTGTATTGATCGAATGGCTTATCCGTAGGATTTGCACCACTCTTGTCAATCACCCATGTCATCGTAGCCTCCTGCATCTTTCTTGCGTTGCTCAGACAAAGCAATAGCAATAGCTTGTTGTCTATTCATCACAAGCGGTCCATGCTTAGAACCGCTATGCAACTCGCCATGCTTAAACTCATGCATGACTTTATGGACTTTGCTATTGTCCTTAGCCATTGTGTAACTCACACAACAAATTCACAAAGGGGTGAGTGCGTTGCTGTTCCCTGGTGGTCACCGCAACAACGCACTCACTTACAGCAACAAACCTGACTTACTTGTCGCTGTAACTCCTATCATCTTCCGGCTTCGCCTCTTCATCGTCAAGGCATACAAGTCGAATGCCGTGATCCTGAAGCCGCTTAACATAATCGCCGCTAAGCCTTACCTCGCCGTACCCACCTTTGCCATCGGCTTCGTGATATGCCTTGCCGTCAATCGCTGCGTACTGGCTAAGCACGCGATAGTTATGCATTTCCGACTCGTCGTTCGCATCAAGACGGCCTTCCTCAGCCTTCTGCGGCTGATCTCCTTCAATCTTGTGCGAAACGTCTGTGCTGACATGCTCGTCTGGATCGACATTTGGTCCTGCTTCTGGTGTCATCA